ATGATAATATCGCAGACAATGTAGCTTACCTGGGTAACTACTCTAAGTACCTGGGCTATAATATGCCCCTGGGTATTACCCTTGAGAGCAGCAGAGAAAGCAGCTTTAATAAAGGACTTATCGACTATAGAGCTATGGCTATTGCAGACTGCAAGCCTATTCTTACGGAAGCCTTTGTAAAGCTTTGCAAGGCGGCTTCTTAATTGAATACGGCAGCAGCTTAACAGCTAACCAGACCTAATGCAGGGGGTGTAGGGCGCAGCTTAGCCCCTATGCCCCTTAGCTTTTTTAGAAAGAAGAGGTAATAACCTTATGACATTAAGCGAAGCTTGCAACGTCTTACACGTTGACGAGGGAAACAACGACGAACTTATTAGCAGCCTTTTACAGGCTTTGCCTAGCTATATTGAAGTAGCTACAGGGCTTACAGAAGAGCAGCAGGCGCTAGAGCCTTTAGTAGATACCGTAAGCGGCTTTATCCTTACACAATGGTATTACGCAGATCATGCAGACGACCAGGCTTTAACCAGGACTATTAACAGCTTGCTTAAGGCTTTGAGTATCAGAGCTAGAAGCTATGCAGGGTAAAGGCTACGACAATACAGCTTTTTACAAGGGTAAAGCATGGCGCAGGGTAAGCGCTGCATACATGAGCAGCAAGGCTTATATATGTGAGCGCTGCGGCAAGCCCGCCCAGATATGCCACCATAAGACATGGCTTAACGGCAGCAACGTAAACGACCCTAACATAGCGCTAAGCTTTGATAACCTAGAAGCCCTTTGTATTGAGTGCCACAACGCAGAGCATGGGCTACAGCATAACGTAACAATCTTTAACGACGACGGCAGCATAGCAGCGGTAAAGGAAAGCCAGGGCGCTAAGGATTTTAAGCGGCAGGCAGCGGCTATAGACGATATGCTAGCTAAGCTTAAGAAAAACGACCCGCTAGAACGCCCCTAGAAGCGTTTTTAACGGTGAAAAGGTATAAAAGTATACCTAGACCACTAAAGCCCCTAGAAACGGCTAAAAACAGCCTTAAACGGCGTTTACGCTTGCAGAGGGGGTAGGGGGGTACGATTTTACAGCGCTTGCCCTGGGAACGGCGCGGGTACTCAATTAAACCCCGCTAGGGTATTTTTGACAGAGGGGGCTTACAATGTATACCAGGTAACCCCAGTAAACAGGAAAAGAGGGCTATTATATGGCTATGAAGAAAGAATATAAAGAGATATTGCAGAAGATACCAGAAGATAAGCGCTATATAGGCAAAAAGCTTATAGAAGAGCTTACTTTTATTGAGGGTACGCTACAGACCCTTAAAGAGCAGATCGCAGAGGGCGGCGTAGTAGAAGAGTTTACACAGGGTAAGCAGAATTTTATAAGAGAAAGCCCCGCACTTAAGGCGTATAACACGACCGTACAGCGCTATAGCGTTATGTACAGGCAGCTTACAGACCTTATAGGCAAGACCCAGGAAGCAGAGAAAAGCAACGCCGTATATGACTTCTTAAAAGAGGGGTAAGCTATGGACTATGTAACACAATACCTAAACGCAATAAAGGCGGGTAAGTGCATAGTAAGCAAGCGTACCAGGCGGCAATATGAAAAGCTTGTAGACGACATTAACAACCCTAAAGGCGGCTACGTCTTCGACCAGAAGAAAGCCGAAAAGCCTATACAGTTTATAGAGCGCTTTTGTAAGCACTCTAAAGGGGAATGGGCGGGGCAGCCGTTACGCCTGGAACTATTCCAAAAGGCTTTTATAAGTGCGCTCTTTGGCTTTGTAGATCAGAAGACAGGCTACAGGAAATACAGGGAAACGCTATTTTACGTAGCCCGCAAGAACGGTAAAAGTGTTATGCTTAGCGGCTTAGCCCTTTATATGCTTATTGCAGACAATGAAGCAGGCGCAGAAGTGTACAGCGTAGCCAGTAAGAAAGACCAGGCTAAAATTATTTACGAGGAAACTTACAACATGATAAGGCAAAGCCCAGACCTTTTAGAGGTAGTACGCAAGCGTAAAAGCGACCTGTACTTTAGCCTTACCTTTAGCAAGTTTCAGCCTTTAGGAAAGAACAGCGACACGCTAGACGGCTTAAACAGCCACTTAGTTATTATTGACGAGCTGCACAGCATTAAAGACCGTAACTTATATGAGGTTATGAAGCAGAGCCAGAGCGCCCGCAGGCAGCCGCTTTTAGTGATGATAACGACGGCAGGCACTATAAGAGAATGTATTTTTGATGATATGTATAAATACGCCTGTAGTGTATGCGACGGCACTATAGAAGACCCGCACTTTTTACCGATCATATACGAGCTAGACAATAAAGAAGAATGGCTAGACCCTATGAAGTGGGAAAAGGCAAACCCAGGGCTAAACACGATAAAGAAGCTAGACGACCTTATAAGCAAGGTAGAGCGGGCTAAACAAAGCCCCAGAGACTTAACAGGCATACTAGTAAAAGACTTTAACGTAATACAGACCGTAGCTAGTACCTGGATAACCTTTGACGACGCTAACAACCCAGAGACTTTTAGCCTAGATCAGTTTAAGGGCTACTACTGCATAGGCGGCGCAGACTTGAGCAGAACAGGCGACCTTACAGCCGCAACGCTGCTATTTATGGATAAGCAAGAAAAGCGCTACGTTACGCAGATGTACTTTTTACCTAAAGATAACTTTGAGCAGAGAGTACACGACGAAAAAATACCCTATGATAAATGGCTAGAAGCAGGGCTACTAAGGCTATGCGAGGGTAACAGCATAAACTACAGCGACGTTACAGCCTGGTTTATGGAAATGGTAGAAAAGTACGACGTTACGCCCGCCTGGATTTACTACGACCCTTACAGCGCTGCGTACTGGGTACAGGAAATGCAGGGCAACGGCTTTAATATGGTTAAATGCTACCAGGGCTGCAAGACGCTTAGCCTACCTATGCAGCAGCTAGGCGCAGACTTAGCCGCTAAAAAGGTAAACTACAACGCTAACCCGCTTTTACTTTGGTGTATCACTAACACAGGCGTAAAAACGGACGTAAACGGCAATATACAGCCTATTAAGGCTACAAGCCCTAAATACCGTATAGACGGCTTAGCAAGCTTACTAGACGCTTACGTAGGGCTATTAGATCACTATAACGAGTACCTAGAAGCAATATAGAAAGCGAGGGCTTATAAATGAGAAATCAGTATTTTTTAAAGGATAAGAAAGCGCTTATTTATGATAGCGTAAGCGTGAGCGGTAGCGGCTATATGCCTAAGACGTACTACGTACCCAGAACGCCCGCCCCTATATGGTGCTATGCCAGGCAGCTAAGCCAGGATACCGTATTTCAAGCGGCGGCTTATGGTGAAGACGAAAGCCGTTACTTTGTCTTTAACCAGGGGACAGTAGCCGAACTTTACGACCTTATTTTATACCGTGAAAAGTGGTATCAGATAACGAGAGTAGACACAGAAGACGACTACAACAGAGACGTTTTTATATACGTAAAAGACGCACCCAGGGGCAGCATACCTAGCGCAGACAGCTTAAAGCCTTATGGGTGGCAGCCAGGCGACGACGACTAAAGGCGCAGCAGATCATAACAAAGGGCTAGCTAATACGGCTAGCTCTTATTTTTATGTTTACTATGTTTACACAATATACAAAATAATTATTGACAAAGCTACTAGCAACGGTTATACTATGATACAGTAAACATTAAATTATGTTTGCTACAGGGTACAAGGCTTAGGCGTGTAAAGAAAGAAAGCGAGGTATTTTATATGAGTATTCTTACACGACCTTTAGACGAGTTAAGCGAGGGCGAGTTTAACGTAGCTATGTTTGAGCTTTGGCAAGACGGCGCAATAAGCGGCAAGCTTCCAGACGCTAAACGCTTTGAAAAAGAATTTTTTGAGTTTTACGGCGACAAGGTAAACGGCACAAAAGCGCCCTTTTATTTAATGTTTTGCGCCTTTGTAGGGGCGTTAGACCTTGCAGCCGCATTAAGAAAAGACTTAGACCAGGAAGACACAGAAACGGCGAAGTAACTATATCAACCTAAGAGCCTAAGCCTTACCCTGTATTATAGCAGAAAAGAGAGGTAAAAACAATGAAAGAAGACTTTACAGTTATTACCAGAGGGCTTAACGACGCTATAGCAGATAACGAAAAGCTAGCTAAAGACGTTTACGACGCTTACAGGCGCTTTAAGGCGGGCGACTGGGGCGACACTTGCGAAGAAGACAAGCCGCTAAACGACGCAGCACTAGCAGGCAACGGCGACAGGATAGTAGCAAAGTACAATACTAGCGTAGCCCCTATTTTCATTATCAATAGTGAAGAGCCTTACGACACAGCAGAAGACGGCAGCGTAATAGTTAAAAGAGGTACTACGCTTATGTTTTGTGATGAATATTAAAAGGGGGTATAGATCATGAGAGCAGGCGCTATAGACGTTTCTTTTAATCATTGTGGCATGAGTGTAGCCGAATGGTGGGAATACGAAAAGGAAGCCTTAAAACGCCCTACATACCCTTTTACATTCTCTAACGAGCCTTTAGCAGACGCTTTTTTTGAAGCATTTAAGGCGGCGCACCCTACAGCCACTTACTTTAAGGGCGACGGCGTGCAATATGTATGCTTAGACGACAGAGCCGTAAAAAGGCTAGCCAGAACGCTTAAAAAGAGTGCTGCAAGGCAGGCAGAAGCCTTAGAACGGCTTAATAAGCTAATAGAAGACGTAGAAGCAGGCAAGGGGGCGACAATATGAAAATACTAAGCTTTGTAAACCAAAAGGGCGGCGTAGCTAAGACGACTAGCGCCCTAAACATAGGCGCAGCCCTGGCTATTGAGGGCAAAAGCGTACTACTGGTAGACCTAGACCCGCAGGGCAGCTTAAGTAAGTGTGCGGGCTTTAGATCACTAGACGACGACCCTACTACTTATGAAGTGATAAAGGGCGACGCAGATATTAACCAGGCTATTAAGACTAAGCAGGGCGTTAAGCCTTACGACGTATTACCTACAGATATACGCATGAGCGGCGCAGAGATAGAGCTTATAAGCGTGCCTGGGCGTGATACGCTGCTAAAGGAGGCCTTAGAGGGGCTAGAAAAGCCCTACGACTACGTTTTAATAGATTGCAGCCCTAGCCTTAACATATTAACGCTTATGGCTTTAACGGCTTCTAACAAGATCATAATACCAGTAGCAGCCCAGTATATGCCCTTAGACGGCATGGCGCAGCTATTACCTACTGTAGAGCTTGTAAAGAAGAGACTAAACAAGGGCTTAGCTATAGGCGGCGTACTTATTACCATGTACGACAGCCGCCGCAGCATGGATAAAGGCATAATAGAAGCTATTAAGGGCAGATTTACAGACGAAACCTTTAACACGATCATAAAGAACAACAGCAAAATAGCAGAAGCGCCCACTTATGGCAAAGATATTTTTGAGTATGCCCCTAAGAGTGCAGGCGCAGACGCTTACAGAGCCGTAGCAAAGGAAATTATAGAAAGAGAGGGCTAAACAATGGCTTATAAACTTGAAAACAACCCGCTTTTTCCCCAGGAAAAGCCAGAACAGGACGCAGCGCCCGCCCAGATCAGTAAGAAGAGGGGCAGACCGCAGAAAGACGACCTTGTAAGAGGTAACAGCGTACAAGAGGGCTTAACAGAAGAGTACACAAGGGCAACTTTTATTATGAGGGTAGACCTTGTAGAGAAGCTTAAAAACTACGCCTATACAGAGCGCTTAAGCATGAAAGAAGCGGTAAACAAGATCATAGGCGAAGCCCTGGAACGTGAAGAAAAACGCCTTGCTAAGCAGGGTAACGAGATTTTAGACCGCAAAGGGGGTAAGTAATATGCTTAAGATAGGCAACGAGAAAGCTTACAACGTACAGGAAGCGGCAGAGCTGCTAAAGCTTACGCCTGTTACAGTACGCAACTATATTAAGGCGGGCAAGATTAAAGCCCAGAAAGTAGGTACACGCTACCATATTGCAGAAAGCAACCTACAGGACTTTATAAAAGGGGGCAGCGTGAAGAATGGCTAATTATGACGACTTCCGAAAAGCTATTAAGCAGATCATAGACGAGGACGCAGAGACGACCGACGAGCAGAAAGCCGCTTTATTTAAGGGCATAGAAGCCGTAGAGCCTTACGCCAGGGCTATAGACAAGAAAAACGAAGAGCTAGAGCTTACAGAGGAAGAGCGCTATATACTTAGCTACCTGGTAGAGCATAGACCAGAAGAGGGGCAGCCTAAAACAGCTTACGACGAAACCTTAATACAGCTTGTAAGTATGATGTTTGTAAACAGCCACAAGGACACAGTACAGGCACTTAACGACCCAGAAGAGCGCAAAGCCTTTATAAAGAGTATTACGGCTAAAGACCTGGCAGAAATAAAGCTAGATCGCAACGACGACAAAGTAGCAGCGCTTCTAAAAAGTGAAAGCCCAGAGCTAGACGACATACTAGACGTTATAGGCTTTGGCAACGCCGTACTAATCTACGAGCGGCACAATAAGTACAGGACTAAGGCAAAGGCAGAGAAAGCAGGGGCTATAACCGAAGCGCCTACAAGCCTTGCTATACCCACTTTGTCTAGTTATCAATACAGCATGAGCCTTTATAAAGAGGGCGGGGCTTACTTGCAGCCGCTAAGCAGCATGGACGGCTTACGCTTTAAGGGCGGCAAGCTTTACTTTGACGGCGCACGCATGAAAGAAGTAAGCGAAGCAGAGCTAAGAGACTTACGCACAAAAGAGGGCATAGAAGAGCTAGACCTTACGGCTTTACGCTTCTATTACTCAATACTTTTTAATCAGTTTCAGTTAAGCAGCTATAAGGTATTGCAAGACATAGTACCTATAAGCGCTTCTATCCTTACAGGGCGCAACGACCCTAACAAAATGGATATAAACGCAGCTATAGCTAAAGTACAGAGCTTCCATAATGTTATGGGCGTAGTAAAAGGCACTAGGAACGGCAAGCCTACAGAGAGCTATTACCAGGTGCTAAACTTTGAATACTACGACGAAAAGAAAAATATTATAGCCTTTAGCAGCCCTTACATGAACTACGTTATTAAGACTATATACAACCTATCAATTAGAAAGACCAAAGACGGCAAGCCAAAGCTAAAAAAGAACGGTACGCCTTTAATGCTGCCTAGTCACTCTTACATGATCGACAGCAGCATAACTAAAGAGCGCAACAAGGCAGCGGCAGAAAACGTAGTAATTCTAGTAACCCTTATAGAGCAGGCAGGCGACAATATACCCCGCATTAAGGCTAGTACCCTTATAGAGCGTAACGTACAGCTTGCAGAGCGCTTAGAGACGGCAGAAAACCCCAGAGCGCTATTAAAGAGGGTATTTACTAAGACCTGGGAACTATTGAGGACAAAGACCAGGCTAACAGAGTTTTATAAAAACATACAGCTACCAGACCCAAAAGACCCCGCCTTTATGCCTACTATGAGAACGCTAGACAAAGTAGTATTTACTTTCCCGCATGAGGGCAAAAAGAAGTAAGCTTATATTATTATGTTTACTTTGTTTACTGGGTTTACAGAGTGATACAAAATTACATTAAGGTGCTACAAAATTTACATTGAGCTAGTACAGAAATTACATTAAGGTGCTACGTTTTTACATTAAGGTGATACAAGCCCCTTGCACAAAATGTAGTAGCCACAAGGGTTTTTAGGCACAAGACGGCACTCTAATACTTAAGTATCCAAATACTTAAGTAACGGCTTAGCGGCAGGCTTTACAGCCGCCGCACGCTAACTTATTCTAAAACCAAAAAAAGACCGTAGCACTTACCTTAAAAGCGTAGCAGCAAGGGAGGTTATAGAATGATTGACGACTACAAACTAGAAGAGCTAAAGAGCGGGCTTACTTCTTACGTGCAGCAGATCACGCAGCCAGACCGCAGGGCAGGGCATAATATGTATAAATGCCCTTTATGCGGAAGCGGCAGCGGCAGAGGGCGTAATAGTGACGGTGCTTTTAGCATTACTAAAGACGGTAAAGCCTGGAAGTGTTTTAGCTGCAACCAGGGCGGCGACATCTTTACTTTAATTGCGCTGCATGAGGGGCTAACAGAGTTTATAGACCAGGCACAGAGGGCGGCAGAGGTAACAGGCGTAAGCCTGGAACTGGGAACGCCCAGACAGGACGCTAAAAAGGACTTTGCAGAAGTGAAAGAAGAGCAGCAGCCTATAAAGGGGCGGTACAAAGATTATATTGAGCGCTGCAAAGCGGCAGCAGGCAAAACAGACTATTTTACACGCAGGGGCTTTAGCGCAGAGGTAGTAGAACGCTTTAGCCTGGGCTATGATGAAAACAACGGCGTTATAGTGATACCCTACGACAGAGACGGCAGCTATTACCTTACCCGCAGCATAGAGGGCAAGACCTTTAGAAAGCCGAAGAGTGACGACGCAGGCGTAGAGCCGATTTATAATAAAGCAGCATTGTACAACGGCGGTAAGCCTTGCTTTGTAACTGAAAGCCCTATAGACGCTATAAGCCTTATTGCAGCAGGCGGCGGGGCTTGTAGTGCTATTTCTTTAGGCGGTACAGGGCATAGAAAGCTTATAGAGCAGCTAGAAAAGCAAAAGCCTACTTGTATGCTTATATTGAGCTTTGACGCAGACGAGCCAGGGCAGACGGCTACACAGAGGGCAGCAGAAGACCTTAAAGCCCTGGGCGTGCCTTTTATGATCGCTAACTATTCCTTAGACGCTTACCCTAACGAGAGCCGCAAGGACGCTAACGACTTCTTAAGAGGTAACCCAGATCAGTTAAGCCAGGATATAGCCGCTAATATTGAAGAGGTAGAACGGCTAGCCAATGCAGAGAAAGCCGCCCTACTGGAAGCGCACAACGCCAGTAACGGCGCAGAACGCCTTAAAGCCTTTGTAGACGGCATTAAAGAGAGCGCTAATACTTCTTACGTGCCTACAGGCTTTAGCGAACTAGACAAAGAGCTAGACGGCGGCTTATATAACGGCTTGTATATCCTGGGCGCAATAAGCAGCCTGGGTAAGACTACGCTTTTATTGCAGATCGCAGACCAGATAGCAGCGGCAGGCTACGACGTACTTTACTTTAGCCTGGAAATGGCAGCAAGCGAACTTATAAGCAAGAGCCTTAGCCGCTTAACCTACTTGAACTGCGACGGCGACGACAGGAACGCAAAGACCGCAAGGGGCATAACGACGGCTAGCAGATACCAGAGCTACAGCCAGACAGAGAAAGAGCTTATAAACAAGGCTATAGGCTTATACGGCGGCTTTGCAGATCACTTATATATTTATGAGGGCATAGGCGACATAGGCGTAGAGCAGATTAAAAGCCTAGTAGCAGAGCATAAAGAGCTTACAGGCAGAACGCCGCTAGTTATGATCGACTATTTACAGATACTAGCGCCCTACGATATGAGAGCTAGCGACAAGCAGAACACAGACAAAGCCGTACTAGAGCTTAAACGCCTTAGCAGAGACTATAAAACGCCTGTTATAGCTATTTCTAGCTTTAATAGGGATAATTACACAAGTGAAGTAAACATGACCGCATTTAAGGAAAGCGGGGCTATAGAATACGGCAGCGACGTACTACTAGCCTTGCAGCCGCAGGGCATGAAGCCAGGCTACACAAAGACAGAGCAGAAGCAAAACGCAGACCTTGTAAAGAAGTGCAAGGCAAGCGCACAGCGCAGCGTAGAAGCCGTAATACTTAAGAACAGGAACGGCAAGACAGGCGGCAAAGTAGGCTTTGACTACTACAGCCTATTTAATTGCTTTAAGCAAGACTACGGCTTTACGCCTGTAGACACCTGGGAAGAGTACGACGAAGACGAGCTAGTACCTTTTGGCGCAGAGGACTAAGTAAACATAGTAAACGCAGTAACAGGGGCTTACTTATTAAACTGGGTAAGCCCTTATTTTTATGTTTATCATGTTTACAAAGTAATTGACATTTACAAAGTAATATAGTATTATTAAAGAGAGTAAGTATACATAGTAAACATGAAATCAGAAAGAGGGGGTACGGCATGAACTACGAGCCGCCTAAAATCGCAAAAATAAAGATACATGGCAGCGACAAAGTTATAGCTAACGCCGTACTTGCTACGGACAGTATGCAGCTACCAGGCTTTATTAGCCTTAAGGTAAAGCACAACGGCAAAGACGCTACCCGCTTTGTAGCGCTTACGGCTATTGAAGAAATGACCATAGACAACGACGAACTTTATAAAACTGTACCTTGTAGCTTTGTGCCAGAGACAAGGCTAAAGGCAACTATAGACAGATAAGAGAGGTTAAAAGCGTGAGTTTTTTAGACAGACTTTTTAACCGTAAAACAGCGGTAACCACAAACAGGCTTATTACAGAGCCTACAGGCTTTAGCAGCTTCTACGGCGGCGACGCTTACGCTAACGACGTTTACAGGGAAGCGGTAGACGCTATAGCCAGGAACGCAGGCAAGCTTAAAGGCAGCCACGTTATAGCTTATGCAGATCAGAAGAGGGAAGCAGGCGACGGCAAAATTAACAGGCTTTTACAGGTACGCCCTAACCCTTATATGAGTGCTTACGACTTCCTTTACAAGCTTGTAACGCACTTATTCTTATACAATAACGCTTTTGCCTACCTGGACAGAGACGACAGGGGCAACCTTAAAGCTATATACCCTATTACAGCCAATAACGTAAACGTACTTAGCGACGCTGCTAATAATTTGTATTGCAGCTTCTACCTTAAGAGCGGCAGAGAAGTAATACTACCTTACGGCGACCTGGTACACCTTAGACGCTACTTTAACGACGACGACGTACTAGGCGCAGACAATAGCGCTATTATGCCAGGCTTAGAGCTAGCCCAGACCCAGAACGAGGGTATTATAAACGGCATTAAGGCAGGCGCTAGCATAAGGGGTATTTTAAGCTTTACGCAGATCATGAGCGCAAGCAAGCTTAAGGAAGAAAAAGAAGCCTTTGTAGCCGATTATTTGAGCATGGAAAACGGCGCAGGCGTAGTAGCGACAGATCAGAAAATGAGCTACACGCCTATAGAAAGTAAGCCAGTTATCTTAAATGCAGACCAGGCTAAAGAGGTTAAAAGCAAGATTTACGACTACTTAGGCATTACAGAGCCGATAGTAAACAGCAGCTATACAGAAGATCAGTACAGCGCATTTTATGAAAGCACGCTAGAGCCTATAGCTACGGCTTTGTCGCAGGAGTTTACAGCTAAGCTTTTTAACGACAGAGAACAGGCTTACGGTAATAGTATTTTATTTGAGAGCGGGCGCTTACAGTTTACTAGCAACGCTACAAAGGTACAGCTTATTAAAGAGCTTATGCCTATGGGCTTGCTTACCATTAACCAGGCGCTAGAAATACTTAACCTACCTAGCGTAACGGACGGCGACAAGCGCTTACAGGCGTTAAACATGATCGACGCAGCGCAGGCGGCGCAGTACCAGGCAAAGGGGGCTAACAATGAGTAAAACGGCTATAAAGCCTTGCCCGCATTGTAACGGCGCAGCCTACTTAAACGCTAACTACAGTTACAAGACCCGCAGCTACTTTATTTTCGTTAAGTGCGACGTATGCGGGGCTACAGGCAAGACCACAACGAGCCAGGAAGACCCCGCCGCCGAAGAGTGGCAAAGCGAAGCTTGCGAAACGGCTATAGCAGCCTGGAACTTAAGAGCCTATGAGAGCTAGAACAGATTACAAAATATGCCCCTATTGCGGGGCTAGCCTGGATATAGGCGAAAAGTGCGATTGCACAGAAAGCAGAGGTACTAACTATGAAAGAAGTACGAATAACGGAAATACGAGCAGCAGAGCCGACGGCAGACGGCGCACAAGCTCTTATTTTAAGGGGGCGACCTATTCTTTACGATACGCCCACTTTGATAAATGACGGCAGCGGCAGCTATACGGAAATTATCAGCAGGGGCGCACTAGACGGCGCAGACCTTAGCGACGTGAGACTACTTTATAATCACGACTTAGGCAAAGTGCCACTTGCTAGAACGCCTAAAACAATGAGCCTAAAGGTAGACGAAGAGGGCTTAACCTTTGAAGCGGTTTTACCAGATACGGCAGGCGCTAAAGAGGTTTACGAAGCCGTTAAAAGGGGCGACCTTAGCGGCATGAGTTTTGCCTTTACCGTACCAGAGGGCGGCGACAGTTACGACGCTAACACTAATACCCGCACTATACGGCAGATAGCTAAAGTATATGAGTGTAGCGTAGTGCCTTACCCCGCTTACCCTACTACAAGTATTGAAGCACGCAGCGCAAGGGCGGCAGCTCTTAACAGCCTGGAAGCCAGGAAGCGGGCAAAGATACTTTTTAACCAGATCATGAAAGCGAGGTAAAAAGCATGAGTAACTACGACCACGTAGCGGCTATTTATGACTTTGCTAAAGATCATGGCTACAAGGTACAGGACTTTAACACAATGGAACGCCAGAACAAAAGAGGGCGTTATAACTACGTAAGAGTAGCCTTTGTAGTACCTGTACACGAAGAGCCGCACAAGACCTTAGAAGAGCATATAGCAGAGCTAGAAGCAGACTTAAACGACCAGGGCGACGAAGCCCAGAAAGAAGAGGTTATAAACCATGAAATTTAATACAGTAGCAGAAGCTTTTAACTTTTATCGTAACAAGACCGTTAAGGAACTGGAAGAGAGAGCGCAGGCTATTAACGCCCAGATCGACAGCGACCCTAACGCAGATATTGAAGCCTTTAACATTGAGCTTAGGGGCATTAAGGAAGCTAGGGAAAATATCGACCTTAGAAGCGCAGGACAGGCAGCAGGGCTTAACCTGGTAACTGGGCGCAACCTTAAGGGCGAAGAAAAAAAGACCTTTGAGGGCGAAGACGTAGCAGCTACGCCAGAGTACCGCAGCGCCTTTTATAAAACCCTTATGGGCAGAAAGCTTACAGACAATGAGCAGGCAGCCTTTAACGCCGTCGTAGAGCAGAGAGCAGACGCTTTTAGCGACAGTACAGACGTAGCGGCGCTTATTCCTACCCAGACGCTTAACCAGATCATTAGCAAGGCTAGAACTATGGGCGGCTTGCTTGCAGAAGCTAGAGCGTTTCATATTCCTAGCAAGGTAAGTATTCCTATTGCTACGCCGTCTTCTAATGCTGCATGGCATACAGAGGGCGCAAAGGTAGACACCGAAGAGCCTAGCGTTACTTACGTTGCTTTTGACGGCTACGAGATTATTAAAATTTTCTCTATCAGCGTTAAGGTTAAGACCATGACTATTAACGCCTTTGAAAGCTACCTTGCAGACGAGCTTACAGCTTGTGTTATGGGAACTATTAACGCAGCCCTTATTAACGGTACTGGCAGCGGGCAGGGTACAGGACTTGAAAGCGGTATTACCTGGACTACTAGCGGCGCAACCCAGAACGCCGTACAGATCGCAGCAAGCGGTAGCTTTACTTATGCAAAGGTAGTAGAAACCGTAGCGCTGCTTAAGAGGGGCTACGCCCAGGGCGCTAAGTGGGCTATGAATAATAAGACCCTGTATAACGTCTTCTACGGCATGGAAGATAACAACAAGCGACCTATCTTTATTGCAGATCCTAAGAACGAGAGCGTAGGCAAGATTTTAGGCTTTGACGTTGTTATTGATGATAATATCGCAGACAATGTAGCTTACCTGGGTAACTACTCTAAGTACCTGGGCTATAATATGCCCCTGGGTATTACCCTTGAGAGCAGCAGAGAAAGCAGCTTT